GCAGGAGCAGCTAGTGCGAATGCAGGAGCTAGTGCGAATGCAGGAGCTGGTGCGAATGCAGGGGCTGGTGCGAATGCAGGAGCTAGTGCGAATGCAGGAGCTGGTGCGAATGCAGGGGCTGGTGCGAATGCAGGGGCTGGTACAAGTAATGACATTTCTGCTGCGGAACCGGGGAATAATACATTTTACATGCCGATACAAGGGATTCAGACAGCACCTTCATCATGTTATCCTCAAAATCAATTAACACCAGATGATTTATTACCTGAGGGCGAAGGGTCGCAAATACAAGGGTTTAATAAAGATCTTCCGGAAGTCGGAGAAGGAATTTTAAAAGGTGTTAACTTTTTAGATGCTGGATTCCATATAGGTGTTAATACAGTTGGACAAAGCTTAAGAAATGCAAATCTTAATTTACGAGCGGAACCACCAAATCCGAGGACCCAAGTTAGTCCATGGATGAATTCAACAATTGATACTGATTTAGCAAGAAGACCATTAAATGATGGAGAATGTAATACTGTACCTGGACAAACATTACCTTAAAATTTGATAAATATATTAAAAATAAAATAAATAATTTAATAAACAAGATGAAAGAAATGGATGAAACAAATAAATTTAAGATGAACCCTTACAATTTAGTAAATAAACTTATTACTGAGGAAGATATTGTTAGTATTATGAAAATACTTAATATTAATGATTTTAAAGTAACTAATTTTGATTTTTATAAGACTGCTTTTATACATAAATCATATTGTAAATTAAAAGAATATGAAGAATATGAAAATAATGAAGAATGTGTACCCCTTCAAACTACTTCTTATGAAACTATGGAATTTTTAGGAGATGCTATTTTAGGGAGTATTGTTTCTTCTTATTTATATCAACGTTTTTATGGTATACATAAACAGGATGAAGGTTTTTTAACTAAATTAAAGATAAGAATCATTTGTGGAGAAAATTTATCGAAATTATCAAAATCTTTATCATTAGAGAAATATATTATTCTTTCAAAATATGTTGACGAAAACTGTTCAGGAAGAGAAAATTCAAATATTTTGGAAGATGTTTTTGAAGCATTTTTAGGTGCAATATACTTAGATAATGATTATAAAGTTGCTGAGAATTTTATAATTCAAGTTATTGAAAAATATATTGATTTTACAGAATTTTTATTATTTGATACAAATTATAAAGATCAGATTACAAGATATTTTCAGAAAAATTATAATGATGGTAATCGTCCAATATACAAACATAGTAAAAAAGATAATATATTCATTTGTGAGTTATACTATAAGGATAAATTAATAATTACTGGTGAAGGTATGAGTAAGAAAAAATCAGAACAAGATGTTTCTAAAAAAGCATTGATATATTTTCATGTATTAACATAAATAATATATTCAATTATATTATAATTTATGTCGACTAATGAATATAAGATTAAAGAGGAAGTATATATTGTATTACTTAGATATTTTAAGGGTAACATTATTTATTTGACAGATGATAAAATCAAAAATCTTAAAAAAAATGAATTTGAAGGTAAACAGATTAAGAAGATTGATGCATCAGTCTTAAAAACACTTAGTATGATTGCGAAACTTCGTTCAAAGAAGCCAAAAGAATATGCATCAATGCAATGGATCTATCCTCAATGGAGTGAAGAAGAAAAAGAACAACAGTTACGAAAAGCATATCCCGAAGATTATGAAGAAAGCGAAGAAGAGAGTGAAGAAGATAAACAATCTTACTCTCAATATATAGAACCAGAAAATGGAAAATTTTTTACTTTTGAAGAACAAGTGGATATACTTATCAATTTTTATAAAAAATATGATCCTAAAAAAACAGAGGAGGAAGTTATTGGTATTATTAATCGTAGAAGGCCAAAAGAAAAACCATTAGGTACAAGAATTCCAAGTAAACCATGGAGAGAATTATGTGAACGTTACAAAGATATCTATGGAACAAATCCTTTATCCATAGAAGAAGAGGTAGAAGATGGCATACTTTTTAATGGTATTATACCGCAGAGGAAAGCATTTATTGAATGGGTAAATACTTTTTATCAAGAGCAAAGAAAGGAATTAAATAAATATAATCTAACAAAACATGAAAAAGAACAATTAAAAATCAATCAATATTTTGTTAAAAAGTATTTATCTATCGAAACACCTTTCCGTGGGTTATTGGTTTATCATGGTTTAGGAAAGGGGAAAACGGCAACTTCTGTGGTTACATCAGAAGGATTATCAAAAACGATGCCTATTTTTACTTTTTTACCCGCATCATTAGAAACAAATTATATTAAAGAGGTACGGAGATGGGGTGATAATTTATTTAATGTTGATAAAAACAATTGGATTTTTTATCCACTACACGAAATTAAAGGTGATTTTAAGTTAAGAAAAAAGTTAGAAAACGATTATCAAATGAATGAAAAAAGAATTAATCAAATATTTAATACTACAAAAGCAAAATTAAAAAAAAAGATTGAGGAAGAGGATGAATATAAATCAAAAGAAAGATCTTTAATGCAAAAGATTAATTCAATTAAAGGAATTTATTTACAATCTGATTCACTTGATAAAGAAACGAGGAAAATCTATACATCAACGGGTACTCCTCTATTAAAAGAAGGTGAAATCTTTGAAGGAGAATGTTTTCAATTAAGTGAAGAGCAGAAGATATTTATTAATGAAGAAATTAATTACTTAATTAAGCTTAAATATAATTTTATCCATTACAATGGTTTTCCAGATGTTCATCGTGTTGATTTTCAGAAAAAAGTGAATGAAGACCTTCTTGAAGAAAAAACAAATGAAACAGAAAACCAACGATTAGTAAAGTATTTTATAAAGAAATATCAAGAAAATTTAGAAACGTATGGTATACCTTCACCTTTCCGAGAAAATGTAATCATTATTGATGAAGTTCATAATTTCGTCAATGAGATTATTAATGGGAGTGCTCCTGCAACTATATTTTATAATTGGATTGTAAATAGTGAAGATATAAAAATAATATTTTTATCAGGAACACCTATTATTAATAAACCAGCTGAAATAGCGATCTTATACAATATGCTTCGTGGGATGTTAACCATTTATGAATATAGTATTTCATCAAATAAGGACGAATATGAAGTTCAACAAGAACTTCGTGAACTTTTTTATAAGGAAAGGTCTTCTATTGAACAATTGCATGTAACAAAAAGAAAAGGTAAATTAATTGTTTCATTTATGAAAAATAAAACCAATTATGAATCTGTATTAGAGGGCGGAATCATTAAAACGATACGGTTTAATGATCATACACTTGAAGAATTTTTAGAGGAGATTATCGATGGATTAGAGAGTTACTTTCATAAAGAAACAATTCTACCATCAAGGAAACAAATAAAAGAGGTTTCAAGTCTAGAACTTAAGAAAGGAAAACCACATATATTTGATAAGGAAATTGATTTAATTTTTAATCGTAAACAACGGTTATTTGATATCTATGAAAACGAACATACAATTGATTTAACAAAAAATGAAAATTTCCTTGAATACTTTTTTGATGAAAATTTTAATATCCCCGAACGGAAACAGGTACTTCTAAGAAGGATGTTACTAGGGTTAACATCTTATTATCCAATTGATCGTTCATCAATTACAGATATGCCTTCAATTATTGAACCAAAGATATTACCTCTGTATAGAGAATATAACATATCAAAAGATATAAATATAATACCATGTTTTATGTCATCAAAACAATGGGTAAAGTATGAAGAAGAATATGCAAAAGATAAATTAAAAAAGTTAAGGCAGATGAGGAAAAAAGATATTTATAATTCTTCATCCGATTATAATATTCGAACAAGACAGAATTGTAATATTATTTATGAAAATGATTCATTTCGAACATTAAATGATAATATTAAAAAAGAAGAATCTTATCAACAAATGATTAGAAATGGTCATTTTTCAATGAATGGAACATTACATCTATTTTCTCCAAAGTTTTACCAAATAATGAAGAATATAGAGAAATTTATAGATAAAGGGATTCCAACAGGGAAGATACTCTATTATAGTGATTTTCGTCATGATTCAGGGTCAGAAGTTTTTGAACATATTTTAATACAGAATGGTTATGAAAAATATGATTCTGAGAAAGAACCAATAGATAAACTAATTGCAAAACAATCAATTAAGAAAAGATATACATTTATTACTGGGAAAGAATTACAAGAACAACGGAGAATTAATAAAGAAGCATTTAATCATAAGGAAAATCTATATGGAGAATATATTCATATTATTTTAATATCCAGTTCAGGAGCAGAAGGTATTTCATTAGAAGCTGTTCGACAGGTTCATATTATGGAACCTTTTTGGAATTATATACGTGTTAACCAGGTATTAGGGAGAGCTGCTCGTATGGAATCTCATTTAGATTTACCCGAAGATCAAAGGAATGTTGAACAATATATTTACTTATCGATGTTACCAGAAGGGAATACACTTGAAGAAATATTTTATTCATTAAAAGATTTAGATTGGCCAGAAGTACAAGATATTTTTATTACAGAGGATATTAAACAGACTCTGATAAATAAACACCGTGGTGTTTATAAGACGATTACAAAAATATTATCTGTAAAAAAGAATACTAATGACCGTACAGTTGATCAAATATTATTTGATATTATGGAAAAAAAGAATAAAATTAGTTCAAAAATAACTAATATCATTAAAGAATCATCTGTTGATTGTATACAGACTACAAAAGATGATATACAATTAAATGAAAAATGTTTACGTTTTTCTAAAAAAGTAACTAATGAAGAAGCTCATTTTCCAAATATTAGTTCGTCACAATTAAATCAGATGGATCAAAAACAATTCAAATCAACATTTCATTTCTTTATTGAACCTGATATCTATGTTATTTTGGCAAAAAAAAATGAAAATGACTTATTTGTCTATTATCAAGTTCAGGATATTACTGATAAAATAGATATAAGATATATTCGAGAAAATGGTATCCGTATATGTGATTATGAACCCTTTCGTCAAAAAATGATTGTGTATGAAAAAAAAGAACATCCTATGAAGAAAATGTTAGGTAATTTATTTTCAATTTTCCAAAGTATTTACCATGTTTCAGATTATATTGTTCAGAATAAAATAGAAAAATCAATTTTTCCTAATTTAGATGAAGTTATTCAACAAGGGGATTTAGAAGGATATGTTATCAAATATAATATAACAGATCGCTTATTCTATTCACCTTATTCGAGAGGAAATATTATAAGGTTATATGATTACAACCATTATAAAAAGAATCTTTATTCTACGCATGGATTAGAAGTATTATTATTACGAAATCAAAAATTATTTCGGAAAGTTAATTAAAATAAATGATATTTTGATTACTCATATTCATTATTTTCATATCAATATTTGTATATTTTTTTGTTTCTAATTCATTAATATTAAAATATTCACAAATGATTACATTTCTATGTATTTTTTTTATTTTTAATGGTGATTGAAGGATATTCAAAAGAAAGAAGGAATTATTATTAATAATTTTAATATAATCACCCGTTCGGTAATCATATTTATTAATTTCAGAACATGTAAAGTATATTTTATTATGTTTTGTCTCAATGATATTTACTTTTAAGATATCATTGAATGTATATTTTTTTTCACTAATCTCTCTTATATCAATTGTTATTCTGAAAGAATCTGTTTCTTCTGTTTTTAATATTTGATGTTTCTCAATTGATTTATAAACACCATAGTTACGATAGGGCCCTTCAATTACTTCTTCTTGTTGCATATGTATACTTATTTTAAATTCAGGTATAATAAGAACTAATACTGGTATACTGAATAGATATAAATCTTCAATTGGAATAATTAATTTTGAAACCGTTTTTAATTCAGTTGGAATGACCCCTTGTTTTAATAAATCGACCTTATAATTAAAACGTGATGAATTAATATTTGTCCGTTGACTTGAATTAATATGATAGGTATTTAGAATGGTATCTAATTCTTTCTCTATTTCTATATTATTATCATCAATTGTGGATGAATTACTTTTTTGTGATTGATTAATCACCTTTTCATTTGTAGGAAGTGATGATAATGAAGAATAGTATTCTTCATTATTCTTATTAGAATCCATTGTAAGTTCATGAATAGTTGTCCCTTGTTTATTTCTAAATAGCGCATTTAGTTCTTTTTTTTCTTCTTTCTTTTCTTCTTTCTTTCCTTCTTCCCCTTCATTTTCTTCTTCCCCTTCATTTTCTTCCCCTCCTTCTTCTCCTTTCTCTTCATCGATGATATTTCTCTGTGTAATGAATTCATTTAATTTTTGGTCCATTTCATTTTTATCATTTTGAACATTAATACGAAGATTCATTTCTAATGCATTCTTAATCTTTTGTGTAAAATAATTTATATTCTGTTCAAGTAGAGTTTTATTCATTTCTTCTAATGTTTCAAAATCATTTGTATTAAAAACATTTATCATGGAAGTTAAAAAATAAGAGTAGTTCTCAATATCGGATGAAATATCAATATTTTCTTTCTCAAAGATTAGTTTTTTTATTATATCAAACATATATTCCTTATTAATATCAGAATAATATTGATCATAAAGAGACATTATGAATTTAATCATTAGTTATAAAAAAAATAACCTTCATAAACGTAATTCATATAAAAAATATATCTCTATATTTTTTGATTTCTTTATCGGTTATTCTTTGATGAATGTAATCTAAAAAATGTGTACCTTTTAACATTTCTATTAAAAAATGTAAACAATAGATACCACATTCTGTTGTACCATATTGATGTCTAATATCATTATAGAATACATCTAATTCATAATTGTTTTGAGACTGAAATCTTTCAATCAATTCAAGGATTTGGTGTGGAAGTTCATGAATATTCTTCACTGGATTTGCAGAATCAAAAAAATAGATAGTAGGTTTCTTTCGATTCATTCCTATTAAATCAATGTATATTGAGAACCAATGTTGTCCAGATTTATTATGTGGATCAGTATTAAAAACAAAACCAATACATTTATTCTGAAATTGACTTAGATCCATATTACAGACCTGGTTAACAAGACAATGATTATTATTATCTTTTAAATCAAAATCAATAGGTAAAGCACCAAAAAACTTAAATTTAGGATATTTTTTTTCATATTGTTTCATGACATTATTAATATCATTTGTTGTTAACCATGTATATGGTTTTTTCGTCCATGATTTAGGTTTCTTTGGTTTAAAACTATCCTTAATCATTTTTTGTTCTTCCTTCGAGAGTTGATTAAATATCGATAATTCTGGCCAACAGCTTTCATATTTACAATTTGATTTTTGGAATGATTTCCGGACATTATTGTATATTTCTTTTTTTGTTTTATTTTTAGTTTTTATATCTGTATTATATTTATCATTTAATAGATTTGCAATACGGATTAATAAATTTTTTGATAAACAAGAATAATTAATCTTCTTATGTCTTGGAGAACAATGTTTTTTTATAAACATGTATTATATAAATATAAAATATTTAAAAAATAGTAGTACATCTACCCATAATATGGACATCCTAAAATCAAAAAATATTATCAATGAAGAAATTAATCATATTTTTCAATCCTATCAAGAGAATTTAATACAAAAAGACATACGGATTCAAGATATTGAAAAAAAATCAGAGATTATATTAAATACAAATTCATTACTACTTAACGAAATTAATCAAAAAGATAAGTATCTCCTTCAAAATGATTTAAAAATATATGAAATCGAATCAATTGTTCAAAGAAAGTTAAGGGAGATAGAATTAAATAAAAATAAATATAATTTACAAGAAAAAGGTTTTCAATTTCTTAATAATTTTATTGTTGAATTAGATGATCTATGTAAAAAAGATAAAGTATATACACCTGAGGATGTAGTAAAAGAAAAACATCCAACACAAACTACAAATCACAATATGGAAGAAGAAGAAGAAGAGAATAGAGAATCAAGTATAAATGAAGGAGATATAATAATGAATACTATCAAAAAGGATGATGGAAGTATAAAGGAAATTATTAATGATATTATTGAAACAGAAGATCTACCGAAAATCGAAGATGAACAATCTTCTTCTGAGGAAGAAGAAGTAATAGTATCTACTATTAAGTACTATGGTAAAGAATACTATATTATTGATGGAAAAACCCCTCAATATATTTATGCTATTGATGGAGATGAATTAGGTGAAATAAAAGGAGAGATTATTGAAGGGAAGAAACATTTGTATAAAAAATAAGATGTTATAGATATTGTGTCGTTCTTTTTTTAGGACCAAAACGGATATAATCCTCCATTTGTTTTTTTTGTTGTTGAATAAATTGATTGTATGTATCATCCTCAATATATTTCTTATTATGAATGAATTGATTCATTAGGTCTTCCTTTGTAAATTCTTTTCCACTATATTTTTTTGATATTTCATAAAATAATTGTTCCATATTATAGGTTCTCAAGAAAAAAAACATATTTTTGATACAATTCTTCCTTATTATTGACATTAAAATGTTCTAAGAATTGTTTCGTTTCTTCTATAAAATGATTTACTAACTCAGGGTCAATGTAGTTTGCTTTACAAACTGAATATGTATTATGTAATTTACATGCAACTTCATGAATTGCTTTCTTAACACATTCATTAATGTAGTCCTTTGTATTTTCTTTTTGTTTGCATAATTGATTGACTTGAACAATAAATTCTATATTTGCTCCCCATGTCCGAAAATTTTTAGCTGTAAATTTTCCAAATTGTTTTAAATATCGATTTACATCTGATGACTTTGTTTTATAATAATGAATACCTTTCCGGTATGTAAATATACGATCATTTTTGTTAAGTGTTCTTTTTTTTTCTCTTAATGTTTTAACAACTTTTTTATTACGTACAGTGCATACATTACGTACTTTCTTTTTACCAATAAAATCAATAATAACATGATCTTTTTTTACTTTTACATGTTTATTTTCTAAGGTAGTCGTTCCATAGGATTTATATTTCTTTGAATATTTATCATTTCCAATACGGAAGTGACACTCCATAATTAATTTTAATATAATTGCAATTTGTTTTTCTTTTGAATCTTTGGTTGAATATAGATCTTCATTTATTTTACGATTTATTTTTGAGAATTGTTTTCCAAATTCTACCATATGATTGAATTTTTTATCTTTTTGTTTCTTAATGTAGTCTTTATTATAGATATATTGTTTTCTATTTTCTTTATCATAACCGATTGCTCTAACTTTTGATTTTTTATTTGTATATATAATCACATTATCATATGCTGGTGGTATATAGATACCTTTTATAATACGTTGAATATAATTTTTATCTCGAATCATATCTTCTCTCGGTGTATAATATGTATGTTTGTATTTTCTGTTTTTTTGATTACTTATTTTACGAATAATGTAATCCTTCATATATAATGTATTATTTTATTATTTAAAAAATTAATGAAAACATTTATTTAAATGAATCCATTTGAATACTTTCTATACTCTTTCTTATTCTTATTTCATAAATATCTTGATTGGAATATAACAAATAATTTTTTAAATAAATATGAAAATAGAATGATACAGAAATATGTATCTAAAAAAGAAGTAAAATCCATCCCTATACCTACGATTCATGCTGAAAGATTAACAGATTTAAAATTTCAAGAAATATCAAATAATTATAGAAACCCGGTATTAATCAAAGGATATTTAAAAAATTCTTACGCAATTCAAAAATGGACACCCGAATACTTATGTGAAACTATTGGTGATTTTAATATTAATGTTCTGAATAAAGATAAAAAAATAATGATTCAAAAATATGCTTTTCATGATTTTATAGAAGCCATGAAATCAAAAAATATCTATATTAATAATAATCATACAATACTTACGAACTTTCCACAATTATTTAATGATATTAAATTACAATTTAATCATTTCCTAGATACATTAACGAGTACAAATCTAAGAAATATTCATATTGCAAATCTATTTATTGGCTATAATAAAAAGAATACTGTTTCTGGAAGTAATATGCACTGTGGAGGAAGTGGTAATTTTTTCTGTATGATAAAAGGGGAAAAACATTGGACACTAATCGATCCAAAATATAGTTGTTTCTTAAAAGGAAGAGTTGCTGAATCAGGTATTCATGCTCAGACATTATTTGATATGCCAGATACAGATTTATCTTCTTATCCTAAGATGTTAAAACATCTGCCTAGATATGATGTTACATTAGAACCAGGTGATATTTTATGGAATGCTCCTTGGTGGTGGCATCGAATAGAGAATACAAATCAAGAAGGCATTAATATAGGTATGGCAATAAGAAATAATAAAGTTACAAAATTAAATTTCCAAAATAATTTTACATATACAATATCAGGTTATACTTATTTATTATACAATACACTCTTTATAGGTATATATGAAAAATTAATGTTACGAAAAGATAAACATTTTAATACAGGGAATGAACAAAATAAAAGTAATGTTTTGTATCAAATTGAAAAATTAATTCAAAAATATCCGAAGACAATATTATTAGAAGAAATTATAAATACTAATGTAAGTACACATCCAAAGAATGAATAATAAAATTATAAACAAATAAATGTGCAATCAATATTATTATGTACTGAATTTTTCCTCTTTCACTGTTAATCTTATATTGGTACACTTCATCCCAATAAAAAGTAACACGGAGACATATAAATAATGCTGATATTAGACTAATTATGAAATAAGACCTTTTCAATGGATATTTATAATAAATACTTATATATTTTGCTAATAGAGAACCAATACCTAATCCGATAGGTGCTAATATAGAATAGTTATGATAATCAAATATAGCTGATTCTTCATATTGAATAAAGAATTTTACACCTATAAAAAATATCAGAAAAGAGGGTATCGAAGAACCAATAATAAATGATTTTAATAGCTCTTGATTTAAATTCATTTATATTACTTATTTATTTTTTTTATCCTTAATTTTTTGGAGTTTATAACTAATTTTGATTTCTCGATTATTCCATAGATCATTCATTGCTTGATCGATTTTATTTTCCTCAGTTAAATATTTTGATAGGTTATTCCGAAGATCGTTTTTATTAATTCCTTTCTTTGTTTTTCTTTCTTGACATCTTAATTTTCCATTTTCTGTATTAAGATCACTTACATTATATTTCTGCATAAAAGTAGTAATTTCAGGTTCTAGTTCTTTATTTTTAACTTTTTTTAAATCTCTAACTTGTGATTCTAGTTTAGAAATTTCTTTATCAACATGAAGCCATCTTTGTACTTTTTCTTTAAAGAAATGTATTTCACTTTGTGGAATTTCTTCAAATGGATTCATAGTATTCATTATTTATATCCATTATTTTTAAATTATTTAAATAACATAGAATAATGTTATTTATCGAACTAATATCGTTATCACTATTTATTTTTTTTATAAATCAACTATCCAGTTTAATTGCTCATCGAAGGTCAAAATTAATTAGAGAACCGTATACTCCATTACCTGATATTCTTCATGATATTTTTCCAGTCATAGATAAGAATGTCCCTGATTATTTCCTATGTATTTTATTATTGAATCATATTTATGCATATGATACAATGAATGAGTATGAATATAGTCCTTTAATTTATTCATTACTCCTCCGTCCATTCTTCGTAATATCGACAACATTACCCTCTTGTCTGAAAAATATTCATAGAAGTGAACAATCTTATTACAATCGTTTATTTGTTACTTCACATGATTTAATATATAGTGGACATACATTATTCTTTCTTTTTTTTGGTAATTCATATCGAGGGAATATAGGAAAAACAATACAATATATCTTACCATTAACACTCATATCTTCACGACAACATTATACGATTGATGTTTTAGTTTCAATATTTATTTATAACTATTTTAAAATAAATTCCTAAATAATATATTATCCTACAAATAAAGAAAATAGTTATAATAATATAATGTATCTAATGGATATTGGTCGCGAATTAATTATAATATATCTCTTATTCTTTCTAATACGTGAAACAAATATAGTTTTCTTAGAAACAATGTTTTCATTTATATTATTCATACATCTATATAAATTGATCTACAATTATCGAGAATATTATCAAATTACACAACAATATATCGGGATTTATTTATCCTTATTTATTCTACTTCTATATAGTTTATATTTATATATTCATAGAGGGAAACCATACTATTTTATAGTCTTTTTTATAGGGTTCAGAATTATTTCGAGTCAATTAAATAATTATCATGAGATAGAACCAAAAACAGATAATATAAATAATCTATTATTATCGGTTGTATTAATGGTTATTTCTAAGATATATAGTAAATATAAATATAGAGAAGTATTTATAATGGATTCAATCAATCATTTTTTATTATTTATCGGTCTATAAAAAACGAATGACTTATGATATAAAAATAAGAATAAAGAAGATATAAATGGAATATCAATGCAATCATATTCTATTAAGTGGTCCGAGAAAAGGAAAAAAATGCCTTCATAATGCATGGTTTCCCTTCTTTTATCCATGTTTTTGTAAGAAACATGCTATCCTACATAATATCCCTATTACAAAGGAAGAAGTTGATCATTTAATTCAAAATTTGAAAATTTTCAATAAAGAAAAATAAGTATCATAATTTACCGTTCAAAATGCCTCTTCAAAAGAGGAAACATCCTCGTTATAGGAAAAAATTAACCGAAAAACAAAAACAACAATTAAAAAAAGTTGTCAAACTAAAAGAAAAACAAAATCTTCAAGAAATCCTATATTCTCTACCACTTGATATCAAAAAAAAAATATATAGAATGACAATTCATTCAAATATGAAAGAATGGTTTTATGAACATCAACAAAAAATGAATCCGACTATTTCATTTCTCGGAAATCCAGGAAGAGAATACAAAGGGGAAAGAATAAAATTAGATCGGAATGGTAATATGTGGTATATTGGTGTTCGATATAGTGACGAAACTTATAATGAGAATAATCTAAATATGCTTTACGATGGACGTGAAGATATTTATCTTCGAGCTTTCTTTAAAAAAAGCACTCTCTGTAAAAAGGCTGTTAAAAGGAAGGGTCAACCTGGGATTAAAGATGTTTTTCTTGATCCAATGATTAGTCATACTGGTGATCTTTCAATTCATAATAGGATGTGGTCAAATATTAAAGATAGATTTTGGTATCATGAAAACTGTCGTTGTCAGTTATGTGATAGTGTTCGAATACATGGATATCATGATCTACCAATGGATCAAAAAAAGAAATTTGATAGAATTCAATGGAATGATCAGTCACTGTATCAAACACAATGGAACACAAAGAGTCTAAAACAAGTGAAATATGAAAAAGAAAAAGAACGTAGAAAGTATCGTAATACTATGAAATTAGTAAAGGAAGAATCATTGATCGTCAATCACCTGTAAACAATACTCCTCTGTATATTTACCATTTTGATGAATCTTATAATTCTTATTATTATACTTCATATAGAATCCATAAGGCCCGAAATGAATTGTAATACGTTCATTTATCTTTTTAGGATATTTTAAGAAATTGATAGCTTCTTCAAATGTGAATTCATTATCGTCTCTATTTTTTAATTCAAGATATTTCTGAATACTTATATTCTTTTTCTGTTCTTCTTGATTAATGATTTGTAAATAAGAACCATACCTCCCCTTTCCAAGATAAATTTTTTTTCCCTGTTTTTCACCGAGATATGTTACTTGTGGTGTATTCTTTATTTTCATTTGTTGATCCACCGTTGTAATAAATGAATCATAAACTTTTCGTATGACATCGATATAATTTAATTTTCCAAGAGCAATTTCATCTAAGTCTTTTTCAACCGCACAAGTAAATTCTTTATGAAGAATATTCATAAAATGTTCTTTTAAATAATTGAGGACCTTTCTTCCTAAGGGTGTTGTTTGAATTCGTTTTTTAATTAATTTCCCTTTTTGGACCATCGTTTTCTGAATCATTTTTCCATCCTTTGTAAGTTGTAGTATTTTTATTTCATTATCCTCTAATCGTATATCTTGTGTGATAGTATATTTACGGTTCCCTAATGTTGAAATAATAGTGGCATATGTAGAAGGTCTTCCTATACCTGTATCTTCAAGTAGGCTTACAATCCCTGATTCATTATATAATTGTGGTTTCGGACTTTCTTTTTCTGAACAAATACATTCTTCAAGAATATATTCTTTTTTAAAGTTAGGTTTATCATTCGTATCTGTATCTTTTTTTCCATAAGAGAGATAACCTGGAAAGATTAATTGACGATATTTTGTAGTAAAATATCCATAGTCCTTTGTTTTTTCATTATTCAATCTTATTTGATGTACATCATACTCTGCTGGCTTCATATGGGATGTAATTGTTCTCTTAAAAATAAGACTATATAATTTTTGTTCTTCATTTGTGACATCAATCTCTTTATCCATACATGTCGGACGAATTGCTTCATGGGCCTCTTGTGCTCCTTTGACTTTCTTTTCATTTGGCTTTTGATAATATTTTTCTCCAACATATTGCTGAATTTTTCCTTGGAATTCTTCGGAGATAAATGTTGAATCCGTTCGCATATAAGTAATATGTCCATTTTCATATAGTTTTTGTGCAATATCCATTGTCATTTTTACAGGATAACCAAGTTCACTTTGTGCAGCTTGTTGAAGTGTAGATGTTATAAGCGGTTTTTTAGGATATGTTTTTTCTTTTTTTTTAGAAGAATGAATTACTTGAAAATTACGAGCTTTTTTCATTTCCTTTACTAATTTTTTTAGAAAATCATCCTCAATCTCAAAATCATCCGTAAAGATAAATTCTGTATCTTTTAATCCTTCAAATACTCCCTTAATATCAAGTAATAATTCGGATTCATAATTCTTAATCATTTTTTCTCGTTCATCTAAAAGATTCAATAATGCACTCTGAACTCTACCCGCTGAAAGACCTTTTTCATTTGTATTAATGTGTTTCCATAAACATGGTGATAATTTAAAACCAATTAAACGATCAATAATTCTTCTTGCTTGTTGTGCATTCACTTCATTCATATTAATCCGTTGAGGTTGTTCCAACGATTTTAAGATCGCTTTCTTTGAAATTTCACGGAAAATAATACGATTCTTTTTTTCAATCTCTGATTGTAATACATTTGCTGTATGCCATGCAATTGCTTCTCCCTCTCTATCATCATCAGCAGCAAAGATAACATTCTTACCTGATGCATTTTCTTTTAACATTTTAACAACATCTCTCTTATCGGTGGTTACCTTATATGTTGGTTTGAAATTATTATCAACATCAATTGATAATTTCTTTTTTTCTAGATCTGTAATATGTCCACAAGATGATTTTACTGTATATTTATTGGAAAGAAATCCCTGAATCTTTTTTGCTTTTGCAGGAGATTCTGTAATTAGAAGATAGTTCATTGTATCTAATACATTTTGATTTAAATAATCAAATTTGATTTGATTAATTGAAATTAATTGAATAAAATTTGATTATTTAGAACTATATTCATTAGATATTAACTATGGGTCGTGGTAATAAAAAAGGAGGTAAGAAACATAAAAGGGGGAAGAAAAATGGCCATGAAACATCCACTCTACGTTTAAAAGAATCAGGTCAAGAATATGCACAAATCACAGGATGCAAAGGAAATTGTCGTTTTGATGTCAAATGTTTTGATGGAAAAAATCGTCTCGCAATCCTCTGTGGAACAATGAGAAAAAGAAAGTTTGTTACTATGGGTAATATTGTACTTGTTTCTATTCGTGATTTTCAAGATGATAAATGTGATATTATTGATGTATATAATGATTCAAATGTATATACATTAAAAAAAGATAAACATATTCCTGATTTTATTACAATTGATGAAGAAAATGTATTTCAAGAAGACCTTGGTTCAATCATTTTTACAACAGAACTATCCGAGGAAGAATATGATGAATCTCAAATAGAAGAGGATGAAAAAGGAGAGGATGAAAAAGAAGAGGAAGATTTTAATATGGATGATATATAAATATTGCTAACTTATATAGATAGATATGGAAATATGCGATAAATATCTTCATGATTTAATCCTAATTAATCCAACACTAAATGATATGTTTCAATTTGAAAAGTATAAGGATAAAAAACATATTCAACCAAATATATACTCTGAAAACCATTACAAGGAACTCTATCAACTAGATAAAAAGTATCTTCGAATATTAAATAAGAAAAAGAAAAAAACAATAAATGATCTAATCTTACAAAGAGATCTCTTATATAATACAAAAATGGAGAAAGGTTATAAGATTTATATGTATATGCCTGTTAATACAAATGAAAATATATTATTTGATTACATCACTGAGTGTAGTGGTAATGGTACTTATTTTTTTAATTCAAGAAAAGATTACCATGATTTCATGAATCGTTTAAAAAGTTTAACGCCTATTACAGAAGAAATTATTCAAAAAATGAAAACAGGTATTCATGAAAAAGTTTGTCTACCAAGAAAAACAGTTGATAAAATGATAGAAAAAATACAAGTCACACTTTCAGAACAAACATACAAACATACGATCAATAATCGAAAACCTAAGGATTGGAATGATTCGGTTCATAAATATTTAGTTACTAATTTAGAATCTTTTTTATCTTTTTTATTAAATGATTATTATCTACATACAAAGGATATCCTTGGGTTATGCTCATATGTTGGAGGAAAAGATGCTTATATAAATATTATTCAGTATGAAACCTATAATAATATATCTCCTGATCAAGTTTATCAACTCGGTAAAAAAGAATTAAACCGATTAATGAAAGAAAAAAAACGTCTCCATAATAAATTAAATATAAATGCTATTGATAAATATTCGTATTCAAATGAAAAAGATATTTTGAATGATCTTAAAAAAATAAGAGAAAAAATACGAAAAACAATTTTCCCTAAATATTTTCATGGAAAAATTAATAATAAAGAATTATATCAAATAAAAAAAATATCAAGAGAGAATGATATGTACTTCGCATATTATCGTTCAAAAAAACATAATAGATTTCAAGGAGAATTCTATATGAATACATTTGATCCAAAAAAGGTCAACCGATATGAGTTATATGTTCTAAGTTTACATGAAGGTATTCCAGGCCATCATTATGAAAGTCTAACAAATTATAGAAATAAGAATATTTCTGATTACCTTCGTTTTGGTTACGATTCTTATATTGAAGGATGGGCGATGTATTGTGAGAATTTAGGTGATTATAAAGATGATTTACATTATTATTTTAAAATTCAATATGAAATCAATCGTTCACTTCGTTTACTCCTTGATACGGGAATTCATTATTTTCATTGGGATTATAATAAATGTAAACGATATATGAAAAAATATTTAACGAACGATGAAGAAAGAATTCATAATGATATTTTAAGATACATGAATAATCCTGGTCAAGCAATTACTTATAAAATTGGAGAAAAAGCCTTTTTATATTTTCGAAATAAATTGTTAGAACAAGGGATTCCTATTAAAGATATACACCAAATACTACTTAACATTGGCCCTTGTCCTATTGAAATAATGAAAGAACTATTATAATAAATTCTTATAAGGAATAAATTAAGATCATATATGAAATAAATCCTACAAAGAGTGAATACTTATATCTATTTTTCATTTCTGTATAAATATCAGCCCATGCATCTGTTTGTTCTTTACTCCGTAATGAATATAACATTAATGGTTGTTTAGGCATAAAATAATAAAATGATAATTTTGTAAGAAATAGTATTGTTAATAATTCACAATTAATATATTTATGGTCTTTATATTTACAATAATAAATGTATGCTGATAATATTCCTAAAAATGAACCTGTTATATAAAGGATTAGTCTTTCTTTTACAATTGATTCATATTTATTCTTTTGTCCTGCATCTAATAAATTATAAAACCTCATAAAATGATCATTATTTCTTTGAAGATTCATATAAATACTTGCAAATAATAATGTTATTCCTATAATACAAACCTTTCCCTTCATTTATTATTTCATAGATTATTATTATTTAAATTTGATGTATTTTATTTTATTATAATAGAATGAATATACCTTTCCTTATCCGAAATATACCAAATAATTTTCATGAATCAATTCAAAATGAAATTCAATTAATGAATCAAAATATTAACCTAAAAAAAGAACTTTCTTTTTATAAATCAATTTTTCGTACACATTTTAATTCAGCTGTATTTAATTTACGTATTAAGACTATTAACGGAGAGAAAATATGGGTTGATAAAATACAAGCTTATACAGACTATCAATTGTTAGAAAAATTAGATAAAGATAATGAAGTCCTTGAATGGATGAAACCAATCCGTTGTGAAAGATAAAATTAATGAGGTAATACTAAATGACATTCCCAAAAATATCGTTTAAAAATTGTATATAATTTCGCTTTTTCTGGATAGAAGTATGAATCCCCTTGTAAAGGTAATACTATTTTTAATTGTTCTTCTGGTGTATAGGCTTTTTTTTCACATTCCATAAATAAGTCAATATCAGATAATTGAGAGGCTATTTTATAGAGATCATTCAATAATGGAGCAAAATGATATGGATAATACCATTTCCAATGAATACATTCATGAAAATAATATTCTGTTGTCCATTGAATTGATCGTAGATATTCAATACATAAATTATAGATATCTCTTTTTAATATTTCTTTAAAACTAGGATTATATGTAAATGTATCATAAAAATGATATAGATAATAGTTATTACTTGATCTAAAAATTTTTTCTTCATCTTTTCGTAAGATAATTGGAGAATGGTTCTTATAATTTTTTAAACGTTCATTTGATTCCTCTATTTCCATATCAATAAAATCTTCAATGATAGTATAATCTTTGCTTGAATATTGTTTTTGATATTTTTTGGATTGATTTCTCCTTATTTTTAAAATATGATGGATATTATTTTCTTCTCTCTCAGATAAATACTTTAAAAAAATAAGAAAATGAGTCATATCGATCTTCTTCATTTGATTCATTAAATAAAATGTACCCCCAAAATCCTTCTGTATAGTATTATATGTTTCTAATAAGATATCTAATCCATTATATCGGATATTAATACTCGGAGAAGGGATTATAAAATCATTACCAATAAAGAAACAAATAAACAAATAATCATTTAGAATAGTTTCGTTATTGATTTGTAAATAATCTTTTTGAATCGTCTCTAATAATGATTTTTTAAAGGTTTGCATATCAAAATAAATATATTGACTATCAATATTCTCTATATTATACTCTGTTCGTTCTCTCAAAAGATAAATATTTTGCTCTT